TTGGTCTAAGTTGTAAGGCAGCAGTAGTTCTAAGTTTTAATGTACCACGTTTAGGATCAATCTTACTGGCTTCACTAATAACTTGGTTTTCTAATTCTTGTAATGAACCTTGTAATCGTTCAACATGAGTATCTGATAAATCTGTAACTCTACGTTGCCTGTAATTACCTAACTTCTCCAGTAAGTCTGCCATATTATACTGTTGGAGTTTCTATCGGTGTCTGAGGGAACTCTCCAAGTCTTGTTGTTTGCTGATCTATTTCTTCATCAATCTGTGATAATACTTCATCATCTTCTACAACTGTTCTAGCTATTTGTTTATCTAACTCTTTAACAAAAGTATCTGATTTAATGTTACTAGCTTTTGCTTGTTGTAAGACTTCAAGATCAGTTGCCCAATCTCTTAGATCAAATGATTCAGGATATATAATCTTACCATCAAATGCTTTGTCTTGCCATTTAGCATACAATCTCCAAATCTGTTCTTCAGCTAACTGCATTAAGTTTGCTTTCTCAGATAGTCTAGCATTTAAGAGTTGGAACTCTGTTCTAAGTGCTACACCAGATACAGTTCTTTCACTTGTAGACCTTACAGCCCCTACATGAGTTAGTCTGTTGATAGCATCAATCTTAGTCTGAATAGTTTTTAATACACTATCCAAATTCTGTCCTGAAGGCTGTAAGATGTATGGTTTTAATGCTGGATCAACATTGTCAGGCAGTTCTATAATCGCACCAGCACCAGCACTAGCATCAACATCTCTTGTTTTAACTAATGAAGGGTGGTTAGATAATCGGATTAACTGTTCTATTTCAGATAATTCGTTATAGATTGCTCTTTGTAAATCAGCAACATCTGTTAAATCAGATACACCTATACCTCTATCGTATGATCTTTGGTTATATAAACATACTGCTGGTATTTGATTAAGTGGATTAGGAACACTATCAATTAACTTAGGTTCTTTAGCACCCATTCTTTGTAACTCAACAGTATCAATTCTATCTAGATACCAAATTCTATAAACATCTTTATCTCTTGATCTATGCTCTCTAATTTTAAGATAAGATAAATAATATTTTCCTGAAGCTGCTCTTTCCCAATCCCAATCCATAACATTCTCAGGAGTGTAGATATTCATGTAGGGTCTAATCTCTTGCTGTAATTCTTCTGCTCTTGTTCTTGCGTTAGAATTAGGCTTGTCAATGAGTAACCAACAATGTCCGTAAACAGATGCGTAAGTTTGTACTTCTCTAAGTAATGCGTTGTATGATCTACCTTCTAAATCAGCATCTTGTAAAAACATAGGTACAGTTGGATCATCTTCTAAAATACCAAGCTGTCTAGTTGGTGCTACTCTAAATAAAAATGATGAATAGATGTGTACGATATTACGGCAGTGATTGTCTAATGGTGTAAACTGTAATCTCTTTTCAAATTCGTTTTCTAATTCTAAGTTATATTCTTGTAGGTATCTGCCACCCTTGTATTCTTCACCACCTAAAAATGATCTTATGTAGTATTCCCATCTTGTTGCGTAATTATCGTATAGTTCGTGTCTTTCTAAGATTTGATCTCGTTTATATGCCATTAGCTAAACCTTTTTGGTTGTGAAGGCGGTAAATTACTACTGATAGGGAATAGATATTCTATTGCGTAACCAAGAGCATCTGTCATATGGTCATATCCATTCTTCTCAGGTATATTCGTACCCTCTTTGTATAATTGTTTCATTAACGAATTAATAAGGTTTTTGCAAGAAGGATCAATGTAAATAAATCTTTTCCCTTCATAATTACAAAGGCGACTATTCACAGAGTTAATCCTATCTCGGACTAGAGCATGAGTTGGTTTACATTTAACATTGAACCCAGCGTTTTGCAATAGCATTAAATCTGTCTTTCCACCGGCACTCGTCTTACGTTGTCTTGATGCTGGATCAGGATAAACAATAACCTTTTTAGGATCATATTGCATAGCTATCTCATCAATCATTTCCTGAGTATTACTAGAATATATTACAATTTCTTTAAAAAATGTAGATACGCCTTGCTTAACATGGAATAAACAAGCTGACATTGGATCAATGTTAAAGTCCATACCGATATGAACGATTGCATTAGGATCATATTGTACTGGCCGAACATTCTTTGATCTATCAAAGTTATAATAAACAACACCAGCATACGTTTCAAAACTAGCTTCATATTCTTGTCTAAATGATCTAGCATCTAAGTCTTTCTTTGCTTGTTCAATCTCATGTGCTTCTACCTGACCACCTTCTATTGTTGTGTATTTCCAAGATTGCCATTCAGGATCACCCGCTTGTCCACGTTGGAACATATCATAAGACCAATTACCAAAGCCTTTAGGTGTTCCTACAAATAACACTTTACCATTAACATATTTATCTGAGATTGTTGGACGTAATACTTCTGTCCATGCTTCTTCTGGTATATCTGCAAACTCATCTAATACTAAAAAGTTTAACCCTACACCTCTAAGATTATCTGATGATTTATCAGCACCTTTTAAACTAATCTGACAATTATTGACTAAGACTACTGTAAGTTCTGTTTCGTTAATGTATTTATCCCAACGCAGTTCTTTAACCATTTTCTTTAACTGCTTCCACATAATCTCTTTAGACATTCTGTACGTTGGTGATACATAGAATATCTTTCCGTTATCGCAGTGTCTTGCTTGTCTTAGAATCTCTACTAAGCAAAGATGTGTTTTGCCAAATCGTCTGCCTGTGATTAATACTCTAAATCTTTTGTTAGATTTTATAACTTCTTTTTGCGGCTCAGATAATGGCATGAAGTTTTTTTTGCTTTATCCAATCTTCTACTATTCGTCTTTCTTTTTCCATGTCGTGTACTGGGTACGCTGGTGTACCAGAGTGTTGGTGTATCTCCATAGTCCAACGATTACGACTCTCAAAGAAGTCATAGCCAGTAATGGTAAGATCACAATTAACAAAGTTAAGAAAATAATAAATCGCAATAAACCCAGTAGTAGGTCTTGGATATGAGTATTTATTGCAGAGATTATTGTAGTCAGTAACATTCCAAAACCATATATTATATTTATCTAATTCTTTAGGATATCTATTTAAACGCTTTCCACCCTTTTCGCAATTCATTCTCATAATCTTTTCAACATTAGGAATATAACCAAGAAACTCATGTGCTTTGTTTACAAGATTGTTAATCCAAACATCACAGGGTTCTTCCTGTACGCCAAGATTCATTCTGACAATGCTATTATATTTTAGATAATCTTGTTCTTTTGGATTTTCTGAGTTTCCAACAAGTAATACTTTCTTGCCTTCAAAATAAGATACAGGATCAAACTCATTGGCTGAATCGTAATGTGTAGTTTTCATATCCTGATAATAGTTCTCTCCACCACTTTTGACTTTCAATCGTAGCATGAGCATTGTAGCCGTTAGGTAAAATCTCTTTTGCTTTCCTACAACATACACTCAAGAATACCCATTGATCTGAATAGTTAAATATATCTTTAATCGTATCTTGTAATCCATCAACGGGTATGTGTTCTAATACATCAGTGCAAATAACTAAATCATATCTACCCTCTGGCTTTGTACTAAACTCAGGAACGGCTGGATCATACTTTGTTGCGTTCCATTCAGGTGGGTGAAACTTTGCCTTACCACAACCATAATCTAATATTGTTTTTAATCCCTTGTCTTTGATGATTTCTTTTATCTCAGGGATATAATGCGTTAGTGTAGTGCCTCTCCATTTCTTAGCATCAGAATGAAGTATCTTAGCTTGTTCTAAATAAATATCATACAGACTCATCTTTTACCTCAATACAAGTAATATCATAATCACCTGTTTTTAATTTCATCTTTGTAAAGTTTTCTTTAGCTTCTGCGATTATATCCATTCCCCGTTTAATACAAGCATCTTTAGTTTCGTACTTGGGTATATCTGGTTCAAAGAAAGTTATTCCACGCATCATATTTAATTCTGTATCCCACACCATCATGTGCATTATAAGTACAAATGTTTTCAAATCTTAAATCCTTTACGCCATGATTTAACTGCCCAATAAGCTGGTGATAAACTTTTCTGCCCTTTTACCTTCGCTAAGATGGGTTTGAATCTTGCCATAAATGATCTTTGCCTAGCTGGTATGTTCTTTTTGATAGACATACCTTTAGCACCAAATCTAACTATCTGAACTCTGCCAGTTTTTTTATTCTTAACGTAAACGCCAAACTTCTTACTCGCACTTGGAGTTCTGAATGGTTTGTTTAGTTTTTTTCCTTTGTATGTTGCCATTATCATCTACCCATATACCAAGTTTAGCTATCATGCAATCTGCACACCAGTATAATCCTTCTACAAGTACATCTGCTTTTCTTTTACAATAATCGCACTTTTTATAAGATGTCATTTAATGGTAACGGAGTATTATCATCACCCACTGCTCCGTCATTTTGCCCTAATACCTGTTTACCTAACCAAATAAGCATACTGACATTACCCTTCTCAGCTACTTCAAATTGTTTCTTTCTAAGTCTAATTTTACCCTCTGCTTTTCCTTTTTGTATTTCTTGGGAATAATTAGTTCTAAGGGTCTTTACATCTACGCAGAAAAAATCAGCCATTTCTTGCATATTACAGTGCATTAACGCCAATTTATAAACTTGTTCCTTATCAAGTTCTTTCTTGGGTCGTCCAGCTTTAGATTTCGTTGTATCGTTTTCCTGTTTGCTCATGTATTGCTTCTTTACCTGTAAAGTTTTGCCATCTCTCAATAATTACATCAATATATTTAGGGTCTAGTTCCATTCCATAACAAGTTCTTTTTAGTTTTTCACAAGCTATTAATGTGCTTCCTGATCCTAAAAAACCATCATATATATTCTTTTTTTCTTTTTGATCATCTAAAGCAATAGTTATTAATTCTACTGGCTTCATAGTGGGATGTAGAGTGTTTTTTTTTCTTTTCAAAGACCATACATCTCCTCTAAGAGTTTTCTGACCACCAAAATCTCCATAATAGTAAATAATTTCATGTTGCTTAAAATATTTATCTAAATGCTGTGCTGGATTAATCTTATCCCAGATTATCATAGCTTTAGGCTTTCTAGCTATTTTAATCATAGCTTCTCTAAATAAATGAGCATACTGCCAACTGCAGCAAACATACATAGTTTCGCAACCTATTAAAGAAGTCGTAAGAAAATCTACAAAAGAATCATCATCCATTTTATCATTCATTATTTTTCTATCATCTTTAACGCCTTTGTAGTCTATGTTGTAAGGTGGGTCTGTAAAAACCATATCTATACTATTTCCGTTTAAAACTTTATCTACATTTTCTTGAATAGTGCTATCTCCACAAATTATTCTATGATTTCCTAAAATCCATATATCTCCTAATTTAGATTTTATATCTTCTGGTTTTACATCAGGAACTTCATCTTCATCAGTTAATCCAACTGTTTCTTCAAATAAAAAGTCGTCTATTTGATTCTTAGTAAATCCTAATGTATCTAAATTAAACTCATCTTCGTTTAATCCTTGTATTTCTAATTTAAGTTTTTCTAAATCCCAACCAGCGTTTAAAGCTATTTGATTATCTGCAATATTGAGTGCTTTGATTTGAGTCTTAGTTAATCCTTTTACAATAACACAAGGAACTTCTTTTAAACCCATTTTCTTTGCCGCCATAATTCTGCCATGACCAGCTATAATCCCATTATCCTGTTCAATTAAAATAGGATTGGTAAATCCAAATTCTTTTATAGATGATATAATTTGATTAACTTGTTCTTCACTATGCGTTCTACTGTTATTAACGTAAGGTATTAAATCAGATGTGTTTTTAGTTACTAGTTCCATATTTAACCGATATGTAATCGTTAAATTTCTTACTAGTCTTTTTTTAAACTATTTGCAAGATAATCTAATAATTTAGGGTTTTGGGATAACAGATCGCATATACCATTGATACCTGTTTCACATACGAGTTCTTCATGGTTAGCTGGTATTTCCCACGAATAATGATCTGCAATTATGTGCATCATCTCATGTAGAATACAGTTTGTTGTTGTTGCGTGATCTAAAGATTTATCAATGTACATGGTGTTCGTGTCAGGATCAACTTCAGCCATGATCTTTCTTTTCTGTGCTGTTGCGTGGGGAATGTATTTTATTTTTATCTTCCTATGCCCAAAAGATAAGCTGGTTATTTTTCTAGGCATTACTTTTTCTTTTTCTTTTTACGTCTAGTGTAACTCTTGCCTTTTCCCATGACTTTGTACTTACCTTTTCCAAAGCGTTTTGTAATTAATTCTGAAAGTGTTGCTGATGTAGTTAGTCCAGCCATTATTGATGGTCCTCTAAATATAAACCAAATGAAGCTGATACAGCAGAAGTCGCATCTGCCTTTGCACGTATTTCTATATCAGTTTTTTCTTCTACAAGAATAGGTATCTCAAACTTTCTATAAACGGGTACACTAAATGATGATTGATAACCCACTGTATTCCATACGTTACCATTATTAATACCTTTAACCATG